GATGAGGATTTTAAAGCTGCAAAATTAAAGATACAGTCAGATATTGAAAAAGCAAATAATAAATTTAATGAAGCTGAAACCAAAGCGGCAAATGAGTCATTATTAGCTAAATTAAAAACAGCTGAATTAGAGGCAAAGACTGACCTTGAGAGACTTGAAGCAACTAAGCAACTAACAGAGGCAGAGGCAAAGATTAAAATGTCAGATGCTGAGTTAACAGCTGAGCAACAGAAATTGATTGCAGCTGAAACGGCAAAAGCAATTGCAGATATTGACAAACAGATTACAGATTTAAGTATTGCTGAGAATGCAAAGAGACTTGCTAATGCTCAACTAACTGCTGAGACTGCTTTGTCTCGAGAACAATTTAATCTTGAGAGAGCTAAGTTAAATATTGAGCAACAAAAGGAGTCAACTAATACAGTTCTTGAGTTACAACTTGAGGCATTGAATACACAACAAGTAGCTGAATTAGCAGCAGCAGATTTAACTGAGCAACAAAAAGAGGCTATCAAAGAAAAATACAGACAAGCTGAAATAGTGGCCAAAGAGGATCAAGTTAAAAAACTTAATGAGATTGAAGCTAAGCAAGTATCAGATGCTCTTGAATATACAACTATGGGACTTCAAGCAACTCAACAATTAACTGAGTTAGTATTTGCATTTAGAAAACGTAAACTTAAGGAAGGGACTAAGGAAGCTGAGAAGGCAGCCCGTCAAGAGTTTGCTATAAGTAAAGCATTTAACTTAAGCATGGCTGTGATTGATGGTGCTAAAGCTATCACTTCTATCCTTGCTCAATATCCTAAATTTGATGGTGGTTTTGCCATGGCAGCTGCTCTTGCTTCAGCAGGTATAGCCTCTGCTGTGAACATTGGTAAGATAGCCTCTGCACAGTTTGAAGGGGGAGGCTCTGCTCCTGTTCCTCCAACAGATGTGCCTACAGGTGGATTCCAGGCACAGACATCAACAGGTGGAATGGCAACTCCTTCAGTAAGTTTATTCGGGCAACCTAATCAACTTAATAATATAGGAGGTGAAGGTACTCAGCAACAAGGTCAGACTATAACAGTTAACGCCATAGTAAGTGAAACTGAAATGACCAACGTACAGAATAAAGTAAATAAAATAAAAAAGAACGCTGAATTATGACAAGTTATCAAGCATTAATAAATAAGATTGAGGCATTCTATAATGCACATCTACAGGTTAAAAAGGTAGGTAGTGACTTTGCTGAACAAATGCCAAACTTTGCTACAAAGGATGAGAAGTATCCTATTGTGTTTATAGCACCTATCACAGCTATACCAACTGAGAATACTAATACAATGAGTTTAGAGATTACTTGCCTTGATATTATTCAGAAGGATAGAGCTAATATTACTGTCATACTCTCAGACTGCCATCAGATACTTGTTGACTTAGTTAATTACTTCACATTTAGTGATGATTATGACTTTGATATTTTAGGACAGCCTACAATAAGCCCATTGAATAATCAGGTGCTTGACTATTGTGCAGGATGGACTATGACATTAGACATAGATATGAGCAATTGGACAGATTGTCAAGTGCCTATTATAACAGAATCATAAAATTAATACAATATAGTTATGGCTATCAATAGACAAAAGATATCTCAGATGACTCCTAAGGGAGCAGACCTTGCATCTACTGACTTGATTGAGGTAAGTGTTCAGACAGGGGCAGGATATGAGACTTATTCTATCACAGGTCAAGAGATAATTAATTCTGTATCAGTACCTACACCTGATTTACAAGATGTAACAGATGAAGGATCTACTACCACAAATCCTATAACTATAACAGGAGCAGGAACTACTCAAAATTATCTTGATGGAATTTATGTTATAGCTGAAAATACTAATACAGGAACAGCAGCTACTTTAGATAGTGCAGGAGCTTTATTATTAAATAATAATGGTAATGAAGAGAGCTCTTTGAAAAATAGCAATGTTGCTAATCCTGGAGTTGTATTAGAGTTCCCTAATAAAGCAACTGGTAGTTATACTATTGCTACAACAGATGAATATGTACCTTATACAGGGGCTACATCGGATGTTGATTTAGGTACTCACCAACTTGATGCTCGTTCAATAAAAATAAATGGTACTGCTGGCACAGGTCACATATCAATGAAGCATCAAAGTGCTGGTATTACAGCATCAGGTAGTGAAAGTGCATTAGGAGCCAATTCAACAGGTAATCCAGTTTGGAAAAATGACGGTAATGCCTTAGACTATATTGAATTACAATCAAATAGAAAGACTGATTTAACAAGTAATTCAGATAGTTATTATCCAACTGTTAAGGCTGTAAAAACTGCTGTAGATGCAAAGGTATCAACAGGTACAACGATAAGCATTAATGGTACTACTCAGGACTTAAGTGCAAATAGAACTTATACAGTTAGTGATGCTAACCTTTCAATGACTGATATAACGACAAATAATGTTAGCACTACTCAACACGGATTCACTCCAAAAGCACCAAATGATGCTAAGAAATATTTAGATGGAACAGGAGCATGGACTTCATTACCTATTGAAATACAAGTAGCTTGTTCAGATGAGACAACGGCTTTAACAACAGGAACTGCAAAGATTACATTTAGAACTCCATGTGCTATAACTGTAACAGCTGTAAGGGCATCGTTAACAACAGCTCAAGCAAGTGGTAATATTTTTACAGTAGATATTAATGAGGGCGGAACGTCAATTTTAAGCACAAAGTTAACTGTTGACAACACTGAAAAGACAAGTACAACGGCTGCAACTCCTCCTGTAATTAGTGATTCAAGTTTAGCAGATGATGCTGAAATGACAATAGACATTGACCAGATAGGGGATGGAACTGCTAAAGGATTAAAAGTAACTATAATAGGCACAAGGGTATGATAATTAATCCTTATGTTTTTAGGGCTAATTTATTGCTTGATGTTTATCCAAGTGCTTCAGTTGCTTATTCACTTAGAAAATTAAGAACAGCATATTCAGGTAGTGCAATAAGAGTAAGGAGGTCAAATGATAATGCAGAGCAAGACATAGGATTTAGTGGTAATGATTTAGATACAAGTTCACTGAGTTCTTTTGTAGGTGCAAACAATGGATTCATAACAACGTGGTATGACCAAAGCGGAAATGCTAATAATGCAACACAAGCAACCGCAGCTAATCAGGCTCAAATAGTTGCAAGTGGCACTATTACAACAGATCCAGTAAGCGGTAAAATATCTTCTTTATGGACAAATGATTCTTATGCTTTAGGTTCATCAATTACAATGACACAAACACATTTCAGACTTGGGGTATTTAATAGGACAGCATCAGGAACAAGGATTTACGGTATGGGAGCAAATGTTTCAACGCCAAGAATAGGAGCATGGGACGCAAGTAATACTATATCTTCAGCTTATGGAACAGGAACGGCAACACATTCAGCAAGTAATACTTCAACAGGTAAATTAATGATGACAGTATTAAGAGATTCAAGTAATAATGTAAAATGTTGGTTAAACAATACAGCTTTAACAACAGGCACAAGTTCAGGAACGTCAACCCCGATTACTTATTTTGGTGCTTTTTCAACAGTTACAACGGCAGGATATAAACAAGAGGAGGTATATTGGGCAAGTGACCAAGAGAGCAATAGAACAGGAATTGAAACAAATGCAAATACTTATTGGACAATATACTAATGGAAGTAACAGGATACAAATACACGAATGAACAAGAGGCAATAAATGCACGTAAACAATGTGCAGATTACTATGGCTTACCTGTTTCACTTAATGATGTAACTAAATATTGGGTTAATTATAATGAAGCAAGTTTAGATACTCCTATATTTTGGTATATTATTTTTGATGAGAGTATTGAGATGATATTAGGAGAACCAACAAATTTTGAAGTAAATGGGTAGATACGCTAATAATGGGATGTTTAATGTCAAGTATCCTACAAGGAGAAAGATACAAGTGATACTGCAGAGACTTATCATGGAGGCAGGTGCTATTGATACAGGAGCATTGTATGACTCAGTACGTATAAATGCTAAAATACCTGCATTAGGTGAGTTAGAGATTCAGATAATTGCTATGTATTACTTTGGATTCTTGAATAATGGAGCTGAATTATGGAATGGAGGAATAATTCCTTCTTATGATTTTTGTGCAAATCTTACAAATAGATTAGACAACGAAGGCATTACAGCTGAGATATATCAGCAATATACTGAATGGATGACAGAGAGATATCCTATCTTACAAGTGGCTAATATACTTGGAGAGAAGAGAAGTATTATCTATTCATTCCTTCCTATTGGAGGTCAGTTTGATGCACCTCTTGAGTTCTCAGGAATGTTATAGATTAAGTTCTTTTTTCATTGACAGCATATTAAAGGTAAGAATAAGAGGCAAGTCAGTTATTTGTTTAAACTTAGTTAAATCTTCATTGCATAAAGAGTACAATAATCTCTCCCATCCCCATTTGACAGCAGACTTTTGCTCAGCCTTAGCCTTAGATTCCTCTGATGTCATAGGTTGCTCTTCCTCTTCTTCTTCATCCTCATTGAATAACAGATGATACTTATCCATGAATGACTCTCTGAATGATAGATACTCAGGTATAATACCATAGATATCATTAATACAATACTCATCAAATAACTCATGCCTTTCAAATGGATTAAAGTCATACGGTTCATATGTTATCTGTCCCCATTGATTAACATTGTGTTGCCTATACATAACAGATGCTATATGACAGATATGCTTGATGTAATCATTAGCAAAGAAATACTCTAAATCTATAAACTCTCCACAGGTTAACTTAGATAGAGGTTTAAACTTCCACTTATCAAGCTCATGCTTATAGTTCTTAGATGGCTCAGAGTTAATGAATGTGATATCTCTAAGCATAGAACTTACTTCACTTACATCTAAATCCTCAAGATCATCTGAGCTAACTCCTGCAAGAGCAGAGAGTATCTCTATCTCCCTGGCAAATACCTCTTCAATAGAATATAACTCTCTAATCTCTTTAAACTGTAATACATCTATCTCATTCCACGACTTCGGCAGGTTCATTCTTTGGTATTTCTTTGGATAACTTTTGACCTATCTCAACTAAGAATGGGAGAGCTAACTCAGCTTTAAGTTCTCTTATCATCTTAGCCTTATGTTTAATATGAGCAGAGTCATAATGTTCAGTCTTAGTTAAATCATCTCTCTTAAATAGGATGGCAAGTATCTCAGAGATATATCCCTTATGCCTTGAGTTCATAGATTTCTCAAGATGTTTAGTATCTCTCACAGATAATTTAAACTCCTCTCCTTCAAAGGCAGTATACTTGTATCCATCAAGCTCAATAGTTGATTGTAGCTCAGGCTTACCTTTAATATCATTAAACTGCTTGACATATTGTCTGAACTGTTCAATAGAAGTATCCTCAAAGTCAGATTCTGTTATACCAAACAACTCAAACACTTTAAGATGTTTCTCAATAGCATCAATATCCTGTTGACCATGGATAGATGTAATATCCTCAAATTGCTGAATTGTTAATTCATTCAGTTGATTAGGGATTTCTTTGTCTAAAATTTTTACCATAGATTTTAATTTTTAACAAATATAACACTTTTCACAATATAGGCATGGATAGACCTATCTACAAAATTACTATTGATCCTGAATACTCCGATGGGGAGGATTTAGGAGTTGAGATGATTGCCTTTACTTCTAAGCCTGCTATTAAGGTTAAGGGTATGGCATTCTCTACAGCTACTCCAATGACATTCTCTGATGATATTAAGATGAGAATCGTAGCTCCTGCTATGATACCAATGCAAATATACAGAAGAGATGAGGATGGTACTGAGTATGATGTAGAGTTTACAGAGGAAGTCATTGAATCTATCCATGCTAAGTTTATGCAGAATCTACAGAATAAAGATATCTTTAACTTAGAGCATGATGCAGAGGAGAAAGTGCCTGCTTATATACTTGAGGCATGGATTGTAGAGAATCCCAAACAAGATAAAGCATTCACTACCTATGGAATTGAAGTACCAAAAGGAACTCTAATGTTAACAAGTCAAGTAACTGATAGAGAATATTATGATAGCCTTGTTGAGTCAGGGCAAGTAGGATATTCTATTGAGGGATTCTTAGGACTTAAATTATCGGAAATTTTAAAACTAAATACAATGAAGTTACCTGATGGAGAACATCTGATCGAGGATAAAATCTATGTCGTTAAAGATGGAGAAGTTATCGAGATTAAGGATGCACCTGCCCAAGAGATGGCAGAAGAAAAAATGGCAGAGGATACTGCAGTTGAGGAGGAAGTAGATAATACTGTATCTGAGGCTGAGCAGGATGTGACAGAGGAAGAGACTGCAGAAGCAGAAGAAATGTCAGTAGATCCTACAGCAGATGCTGAGGCTATACTTGCAATAGTTAACCCTGTGATTGAGGAGCAAGTTAATCAACTTGTTGCTATGATTGCAGATTTAAAGAATCAGATGGAAGAAATGCTATCTAAGGAGACTGAGGTAGAGGGTGCTCAAATGTCTGATGTAAAATTAAGCTCAAGGGAGCTATTTAAAGAATATGTAAAATTTTCAAAAAACAAATAAAATGAACCGTAATTTAAAATTCGATTTAGAGGTTGAAAGCAACGCATTGTTGTGTGCTAACCCTGAGGAGTTCTACTCCAAAGCATATCTTTCTCAAGAGGATATTGCTACTAACTTCCGTACCCTTCCAGGTATCAAGTCAAAAACAAAATTGGCTAATGTAACATTTGGATCAATTCTTCAAGCATCTAACTGTAACTTCAATGCTCCAACAGATACTTTGGATGCAGTTGATATTGATGTATGTCCTTTATCTGCAATGGCTCAATTATGTCAGTTTGACTTAGAGCAGTCATTCTTAGCATTGCAAATGGCAAAAGGTTCTAATGGTGATTTCACTGTTGCATCTTTCATGTCATACTATTGGAATGAAATGGCTATGCAAATTGGTCAAGATTTAGAATTGTTGAGATGGCAAGGAGATGTTGACTCTGAAGATTCTTTATTATCTCTTTGTAATGGATATTTAACACAACTTTGTAAAGCTGGAGGTTCTTTAGCAGCAGGTCTTTATGCAGGTGTTGTTGATACAACAAATGTATTGACTGTAATGGAGTCTGTAGTTAATGCTGCTCCTGCATCTATCATTCGTAAAAAAGCTGACTTAAGAATGTATGTATCTACTAATGTAGCTAATGCTTATGAGTTGAAAGCTGCTCAAGGTAATACTCAGACTTATGTTACTTTACCACTTGCTTTAACTTTCTTAGGAATCAATGTAGTAGTATGTGAAGGTATGCCTGATAACACTATCTTGTTGACTTTGAAAAATAACTTAATCTACGCATTTGATGCTGAGGGAGATGACAAAGCATTGAAAGCAGTTAACTTGTCTGACTCAGTTGCTGAGCCTTACTTGAGAACTCGTGCTAACATGAAAGTAGGATTTAGCTTTGTTAATCCTGCAGAGATTGTGTTATACAATGTTTGTTTCGATTAATCCATATATATAAACGGGGGTAGAAATACCCCCTATTTTTAAACATTTAAAAAATTAACACGATGAGCTGTGCAACTTTAGAAACCATATTAAAGAGCTGCGATAATAACTCTGGAGGTATTTATAAGTTTTATGTTAATCAACAAGATAATATCACTGCCATCACTACAGATGAGACAGGTACTAATTGGATTGTTGATAGTATTACTACATTAGATCCTTTTATCGAGCTTGAATTTAGGAGAAACGTATCCTCTTATACAGAGGAGAGCAACATTGACTTAATCAATGGATCAAGCTATGTAACTGCAACTATTAACTTGATGTTCCATAGAAGAGACCAAGAGAAGTCAAGAGCTATTAAAGTATTAGGAGCAGGGCAACAATACTTAACAGGCATTGTTGAAGATGCTAATGGTAAATATTGGTACTTCCCTTACTTGCAGTTATCTGCAACAGGTGAAGGCTCTGGAGTAACCCGTGCAGATGGTAGTAAATATTCAGTTACTTTAGTTGCTGAAAATGAATTCCTTGCATACGAAGTTGATGCTTCTATCATACCAGGCCTCCTTTAATCTTGCCATAGATTAATAATCAGAGCCTCACTTCGGTGGGGCTTTTTTAATAATTCTATCTTTGAGTTACAATATAGGTATGATATATCTTGAAAAGGATACTGTAAATACGTTTGTGTTGACACTTACAGAGGTAACAACTATCTCTAATCCTTATTATTTATTTGAGTTTGAGGATGAGTTTGATACTGCATCTAACCCTATCTATTGGATAGGTACTGATACCTCCCCATATCCATCAAGATATAATCTGTTCACTATTGAAGAGCCTGCAGATATTGAACTTGTTAAAGGTCAGTATAAGTATAAGGTGTATGAGAGTCCTATATCAACAGATGATCCAACAGGATTAAATATGATTGAGGAGGGCAGAATGGTAGTGGCAGGAATAACAGTTAATTCAATCTATGACTAATGGCATGGTATAATATTTTTTCAAGCAATAAATCCCAAGCTCCTGAGATAGTGGAGGGATATCAATCATTCTCTACTCCATTTCAGAAGGTAGGAGGTGCTAATCTATCACTGCCTTATGTAAATGGTAGATATCAGATAGCAGGTTACATCCCTTTTGGGCAGGATAATATGTATCCTGAGCTACTTAATCAGATGTATTACTCATCTCCTTTGCATGGTGCTATAGTAGACTTCAAAACTAACTCAGCAACAGGAGGAGGATATACTCTTGAGACTGAAAAGATGTCTAATGAGGATAAGTTAAAGCTATATACCTTTGAGAGAAAGTTAAAGTTAGGTAAAACAACTAAGGCATTAGCTCAGCAGTTAATAGTACATCATAGAGTATATTTCAAGTTATGCTATAATAAGAAAGGGGAGTTCTTAAGAGCTGAAAATATATCTCCTGAGAAGGTTAGAATAGCAAGAGATAAACAAACTTACTATTTGTGTGATGATTGGAGTGCTCGAATAGATGTAAAAGAGATTAAAAAGTATCATCCTACTAACTCAGACCTTGAACAGTTGTATTGCTATGAGATAATGACATTAGGACAGGAATGGTATCCATTGCCACAGTATACAAGTGCTTTGAACTTTGCATT